GTATCTTCAATGACCTCTCTATGTACAATACAAATAAAATGAGCATTCTTAGGATGCCCCTCACCATCTAAATCAAATTCAACTAATGATGGATTTAACCTGCGAATTTCACTTACCTTGCTAGTAATAGTTCCATCATCATCAACCATATAGTCTTTTGCCATAAAAAGAAATGCATCATCAAGAATATTAACGTCAGTGTGAAACATTCTTAATACTTCTTCTAATGATTGTCCAAACCCATTACAAGACTTCATAAAACTTTGAAATTCTTCTAACTGTTCTTTATCAGCCTTATCGTGTAACGCTGCAAATTCAAACCCTCTTCGGAATACTTCGCTAGTGATGTGGTTAATTGGAGCACGAATTTCTTCTACGTTCATAGCTATAGTCTGTAATTCTGTAGCCATCTGTTCCCGATACTGCATTTGGTTCTTAAGATGCGAATTTATAACACCTTCTAATCCAATGCTAGGGGTACTACTTGTTTGGCCTGCCTTCATCAATTGCAACAAGCCGATCTGTTCGTTTAATGATGTAATTTGGTTTGCGAGAGCAGGTATCTCTGGCATATAATCACTGAGCTTCAATGTTCAGTCCCTCACTTAATCGAAATTATCCCTATATACTGATATTTTACTCAAATACCCTAAAAACTCTAAGAATTACTTAAATCAGACATATCCTGAATAGATACTATCTTTAATATGCTCTCCATAGCTCGTGTTTTTAAATCATAACCTTCTGAATGTGGTTCTTGTTCTTCTAATTGCACGGTTTTTGTTTGTAATTGCTGTACTTCAGCTTGCAATTGTGCAATTTCTAGCTCTTTTTCAGCAATTAGTGGCGAGTAGTCTTCATAATTACTAAAAGACATATTCTCTAACAACCCCAACCTTGCCGATTCAGTTACCAATGCAATGTAAGCTCCCTCAGTCAATATAGTTACTGCTGGGGAATCATCTGGAATATCATCATCTGGCTGTAGTTGTTTCAAACTATCATGCCATGTGTTTAAAATTCTCCAGGTATTTGTTAACTCATCACGAGTAGCTATAAATTGGACTTCTCTTCCACCTAACATGTTTCCTAACATATCTATTCTCCTTTATGCTATATGGCACAAACTCCAACCACAAGTCTTGCATGTTTCACATCCAGATTCAAATACTATATTAGGTATTCCCCCGTCTGGACATTCATGTTCTTGCTGCTCAGTTGTACCTTTGACTAATACTTCTTTATCTCTGGAACCTGCTCTATATACAGTAATACCCTTGCAACCGCTTTTCCAAGCTAACATATATGCATCTTCAACGTCAATAATTTCAGCTTGGTTCGGGAAATTGATAGTCTTACTAATCCCAGCATCTACATATTGTTGAAAGGTTGCTTGCATTAAAACGTGGTCACGAGGACTAATTTCTGGTGCCGTTATATATACTTCTTTAGCCCATTGTGGAATATCAAATCCTTCAGCATCACTTAATGTTCCACCATTTGATAAATGCTCTGCTAATTCAGGGGTAAAAAACTTCTCTTTTTCCAATAACTGATTTGTATAATAAAGACTTTTACCTTCAAGAATATTCTGTTTTACCCACGCCAAGCTAAAGGTTGGCTCTATACCAGAAGCTGTATCTGCAATCATGCTTATAGTTCCAGTAGGAGCTACAGTCATGCGGCAAGCATTCCTATACGCCGGATATCCAGATTCTTCTTCCCATGCTGGATAAGGACCACGCTGCACAGCAAGCTCCATTGATTTCTCGTCAGCCCATACTCTAATAGCCTTCATCAGTTCTCCACCAATCTCTCTAGCCTTATCGCTATTGTACGGGATCTTTAATTGAATAAGCAGGTCAGCAAATCCCATAACACCAAGCCCAATCTTTCTGGTTGCCTGTGTCATTTGCTGGATAGCTGGCGTAGCATATTCATTTCCGTCTATAACATTATCTAGGAAGTGGGTAGCTGTTTTGGTAATACTCTCTAGCTTCTCCCAATTAATCTGTCTACGCCAATCTGTGGGCGGTACAGAAGGTATAAAAAACCTACTTAAAACTATAGAAGCTAAGTTACAAGATTCATTAGCTAATAAAGGCTGCTCTCCACAGGGGTTTGTAGCAATCATAGGTCCATACTTATTTATTACAACATTGTCTTTGTTAACCCTATCTAAGAATATCATTCCTGGTTCTCCGTTCTTCCAAGCACCTTGAACGATTTCATCAAACACCTCTTTAGCATTTAAAGAACCCGCCACAGTACTATCATTAGGATTAATAAGATTATAATTCATGTTATTTTCAACAGCCTGCATAAAATCACTGTCAACACCAACACTAATATTAAAATTATGAATGTCTCCCTCTACGTTTTTACATCGGATAAATTCCATAATGTCAGGATGTCTAATATCCATAACAGCCATATTAGCACCATCACGCCTACCACCTTGTGTAATCATAGATGACACCCTACTAAGTGTCTTCAACACGCTAATAGGTCCACACGCTATACCATGGGTTGATTTAATTTTAGAACCTTGCGGTCTAATCTTTGATAATGCGAACCCAGTACCCCCACCGTATTTCTGTACCATTGCGGTATCGGTAGCAGATGACATTATATCTTCCATACTATCTTCTAATGGCAGCACAAAGCATGCTGACATAGTTCCATTAATGCCTGCATTCATTAACGTAGGACTATTAGGCAAACAATATGTGTTCTTTAACATTTGATAAAAATCTGTTTCGGTTAACTCAACCTCTACCGGCAAAGCACCATACTGCAAATCTACTTCTGCCAAAGCACGAGCAACTCTTCGGAACATACCTTCTGCATCTTCTATAGTATCCCCCTGCTCATTTTTCATAAAATATCTATGATTTAAAATCGTTAAACTTTGTTCTGATAATTTGGGTTTCGACTCTTGTTCTATAACACCAAGCTTCATAGATATACGTCTAGTATTAGATATAGTCATGTCTATCTCCTAATTAATATTAACTACGGTGACCGCAGTAAAGGCAGAGGTTTCTTTCTTTCACCCAATATGTAGGGTTACACAATACATCTGTACACTTAGGGTTTGGAGCTCCCTCTCTCGCCTCCATACCTATTAACGTGTCTTCTGCTTCACTACCACCCCAACTTTTCTGCAATTCTTCGTTCGGATTATCTAATATTCCATTAGGGGAATCAAAATCGCCAAACCAATCTATGGCATTTCCTAGAGTAGTAATACTATTTTTGCTATGTTCAAACGCAGCTTGCATAGCCATAGCAATAGAGAAAAAGCTATCCCCATGACCTTGAGGGCCTTCAGGTGCTTTTAATTCGTTGTTTACGCATAGTATCTGTTCTGTTTGTCTTGAGTCAGATAATAGTTCAACCTTATTAGATTGTACATATTTTTCAAATATACTTGCCATTGTTCTCTTGGATTTTTGTGTGAAATTTAAAGATTTCCAACATCCATCAAGTCCCCTATCTTCTAACTCACCACGAGTGTTATCCACATACCCAGTCTTTATGTTAAAAGTTTCGGCTAAAGTATTGAGATATTCTACTTGGTCGGTATAACTCCAGTTGTCTAGCCATGCTTGATGTATTTGTTGTAGCACCTCTCCACGTTTTTTAAACAATACAACATGACTTGGATGCCTTCTCTTGCCAACGTCAAACCCTGCAAACACATCCCCAGCAGGTCCATCAAATTCTTTGTATGCATCATAGTTTATAAGGTCTTCATTTTCACACGCTTTAATTTCTTCTGCGTCAAAATATGCTTCTGTAGTCAAATGAGGAACTAACAAAAACTCAGAAGCAAAAGACTTCGGCCTAGCCTTTTGTTGCTGCAACAACCACTCCTCACTATATAGCTCTGGCAATAAAACTTTTCTGCCAGGCTCTGGGTCTAAAGCAGGAAGAACACGAGTAAAAAATCTATCGTCATCTTTTAACTTGTCAAGCAAGTCACCTGGTAACATTGGCGTACCTAATACTATAACTGGGTCATCTTTGAGTGGAATGTATAAACTCTCTGTAAGAAAGTGGTCAGTCACTTTATCAAGCTGTCCCATGTTCAAAGCATTTTCTGGGTCACGCAATATGTCATCCGCTATTAAACCATTTGTATGAAGACCTCTTTT